TAGAAAACGATAAGGTAGAATAGTAATATGGCAACTACACTTAACGGGATATATTACCCAACATCAAGCGACAACATTGCGCCTCTCGAAGCTGTTTTTGCAACCATGGCATCATCAATAGATGACGCAGTTAAGAGCATTCAATCAGGTAAGAGCTCTGCCGTTACAGTTGGCACAACAGTAGGAAACGCCAACACCGCTGCAATCACGTTTGCTACTGCCTTTGCAACAGCTCCATCAATTACTGGCTCTGTGCAGATGACTGCAACTGGAAGTGCCTACACCGTAAACTTTTTTGCAGTCACTACTACTGAATGCACTGCAAAAGTTACCAGAGTTGCAGGAACTTCTGATGACGGAAACCTATTTGTAAACTGGATTGCGAGGCTCTAATGATTTACCCATTTAAAGGCAGACAGCCAAAAATTTCAAGTCCTTTCGGATGGCGCATACATCCAATTTTAAAGTACAAGCGCCATCATAATGGTGTGGACTATGCCTCTGCAAATGGCACACCAGTGTATGCTGTAAACAAGGGCAGAGTTGTTTTTGCTGGGCCAAGCATGATTAAAAGACCTGATGGAGAACCAGCTGGTGGTGGATACATTGTTAGGATCAAGTTCAAGAGCAACTTAAAAGATTTTACGGCTTCCTACATGCACCTAAGTAAAGGTAGCATCAAAGTCAAAGTTGGCGACAGGGTTGCCATGGGCGATGTTCTAGCTAAATCTGGCAACACTGGCGAATCTACTGGCCCACATCTGCACTTTGAAATTCAGCGTGGAGCTAAGTATGTATGGACAGCTGATGGCTCAAGGTACTTAGAGCCAGTTAGCTTTGTTAAAGCAAGACTTACAAAGTGAAGTGGCTAGACTCAGTATTCCTTCTCAAAGACGAGAAATCAAAAGGTAAAGGACCAAGCTGGAACTTTAGAAGAAAGTTAATCTTTGGCGGCTACCGCATTGGCGTTGTAATGATTGCCTTTGGTATGCTGACATTTATTTGGGACAGAGATGTCTCAGTGCAGATGGTTATTGGTGGGGTTGCACTCATTTCAATTATCCTAACTGCTTACACTGCATCTGCTACATTTGAAGATGTAAACTTATGGAAACAGGAAGAAGGAAATGATGTTTGAATTACAGCCTCACGTTCGTAAATGGATTTACGGAATTATTGCAGCAACTGTACCATTACTTATTGCAGTAGGAACAATCTCTGGTGAGTTAGGTCAGCAAATTCTTAATGTTGCAGCAGCCGTTCTTGCAATTGGTGGCTCTGCCCTTGCTATCAAGAATGTGCCAGACGAAGAGTAGACCATGCCAGAAGATTACACAGAAGTTTTAGTAGCGATTGGGCGCATTGAGGAAGGTATTAAATCAGTGCGTAATTCAATTGAGCGTTTAGAAAAAAAATCAGATGCACAGGATGACCAAATTAAAGAAATTAAAAACGAGATGCAAGAGCTTGAATTGGATGTCCAAAAGTTAGAAACTCAGCGTAGTCAAACAAAAGAAAATGTTGCATTGTTGTTTGCGTTAGTTGCGTTTGTAGCTACATCAATTAACATAGTGTCAGGCCTGGTTGGAAAATAAACTTAACTACCCGACAAAAATAAAACCCCCAGCTTAAATAACTGGGGGTTTTATTTTGTTTAGAGATTTATATCTAGTTCGTATTTTTTATCATTACTGTAAAAGCCATTGCCTTTAAAAATAATTAATGGGGCGCTAAAGACCCTTATTAGTTCTTTTTTACAGTCTGGGCAGGTAGTTATAGCTGGCTCAGTAAGCCTACGAACTTGGGAGTGGCCGTGCCCAGACTTGCACTTGTAATCATAGGTTGGCATTTTATTCCTCGTGTTCCTCAAAAGCTTTTAAACGTTCTTCAAAATTAAAATGGTAATCAATACAGCTTATACAACTCTTCTCTGGTCGCTTACATCCGCGATCGCAGTGTTCACAATAAAAAAAGTTTTTACCTATCCCCATTGCCTGACTCTCGCAAGTGCAAACCATGTGTATAACAATATTTTCACCGCTAAACTGGTCATAAATTGTAAAAGTTAGCGGAGAACCTGTTTGTCCTGGAATCGGTTGTTTTTTGTTACTACCCAGCTGTTCATCCCGTGCTTCGGATTGTGACCCGTCGCTTCTACGAAATAGTGACTCCCACCATCCATTGTTGGATTCTGAACCCATAGAGTTGCCCCCCAATCCTCTAGTGCGTCATGGTGGAAGTGATGAGTTACCAGCACATCCGCCGAGCCTATAGCATGCCTGTTAGCAGCCATTGTCTTGAACCAAGCAAAGACTTTATTGCGAACACCCATTCCACCACCTTTACCATAGACATCACCATGGGTAATTCCATAAACCCAGCCACGTATTTCTGTAGTTAGTGAAACTTCTTTTTCAGCAATTTGAAACTTTACGTGCTTCATGTTTGGGTCGTTTTTAATCCCAACCTCTGCCATTTCAAAAACCAGCAAGTCATCATTGTCACCAATTGTTGTGCGAGAACCGTTTATTCTATTCTCACCGTGGTTGCCTGGCACTGCCACCACTCGGACTTTATCAAAGAAAGGAGCTAGTGTGTAGAGACCCTTGAGTATTGTTGCAACAGTTAATCTAATCTGGTCTCTTCTGTGCCCAACAATTTCGTAGGATTGATTTGGATAAATAACACAACCCTCAATCATGTCACCACCACCGATAATTACAAGCTCACTAATTTTTCGACCAGTAGAGCGCAGCTCAACAACTCTTTGTAGTGCCGAGGTCATTGCATCATCAAAGCGCCTTACAAAACCCTCAGCGCCACCGCCTTCAGCTTTCATTACTTGCCAGTCGGCCCAGTCAAGCACAAAGCTGGAATCAAAACCTACTCCGGTATTTATACTCTTTGGCTTGCTCTTAATTCCAAGTTCTTTAATAAGAGCAATTGGATCAACTTCTTTAGCGGCTGCAGCTTTTTTCTTTTGCACACCAAACGCATAAGAATGTTTCCAAAGTTTTTTAGCACTATCTCTTGAGTAATACTCGCTGTGGCGTTCTCTAAGTATTCCTGTTATCTCAACCTTCTTTGGGTCGTGACCGAATAGTTTTAAGATAGCGTCATGGCTCATGCTAGATAAATCAGATTCCATTTGCCCAGTGTTAAACACACCTTTTTCGCCAGACCATTCCATTGATTGCATTGCTTCGTCCGTTTCTTTAGGGACGTGCAGTCCAACGCATTTTAACCTATGGTTATTAACGAGAGATTTACTTACGCCCAATTTATTTGCGGTATATCTACTTGACCTGTTTAAAAGCATTGACTCTACTTCTAGGTCTGGTAGAAGGTTACAGAGCTTGCAAGGTTTTTTATTCATTATCCAAGTCTATAGCGTTTACCCAAGTTCTTCCAGCATCTCCGCCCCATGCATCCCAAGCAACACGACCTGGACTTGGATAACCAGTCTCACCAGCAAAGAACCCAGAAGCCCTACGATCGACCGTGTGACGAGCAAGGTATGAACGCATTCGACCAACGACTGCGCGTGAAACATCGCTACCTTCAGCAAGCTGAGAGGCTCTACGCCTGCCTGCGTCTGTAAAGCCCGAACCAGACTTACCTTGGCTAATCCACTTCAAAGCCCTCTTAGCGGCGATTTGGACTCCTTTTGGTGGCTTGTAAGGTCCAGCTTCCTTGACCTTCTTGACGACTTCTTTTTTTGTAGCCCTTGGTGACACTTTACCCTCGTTCTGTATACGGTACATTTAGTTTATCAGGTGTTTTCAGGCCAGCCAAGACGGTATGTGGGTAAATGCTTCTCAACTAGCCTCAAATAGGCCACAGCATGCCTCACAGCGTCTCTAGCGTGTTGTTTACCGACTAGGTAGAAACCCAAGCGTTTAAGGGCATCATTGTCGCAGTAAGCCTTAAAAAGTGGCCTTTGGTAAACAACCTCTTGCTGCCTAGTTAGTGCCTCTAATGCCCCCATCACATAGCAAGGCTCTAGGTTTACCCCAGGAATACCTTGTCGTAGAGTAAAAGACTCGCACACGAGAGTAGAGCCGATAGCCATGTCTAGCCCACCTGAGCGCCACCACTTTATAAAACCTTGATGCCCATCTGGTATTTCGCCAGAGTCAATCATCATGGGTTGGGATTCTTTGTTGTAAACAATAAAGGCATAGCCAGTTGTACCACCTGGGTCAAAAGAAAGTATTTGCTTCATTTAACAATTCTTGCTTTGTGTTGTATGTGTTGAAAGCACAGAACGGCAAGCGGGTAGCGATTGCCAGATTGATACTTTACCGCGTGATAAACCAAAGCTTCTTTGTTTTTTACAACATCGTGAAACCTTGCTTTTCTTGAAAAAAGGTTCATTAAATTTTTGCATTCTTGCTTATAAAAGATTGATTAATTCCGGTGAGTCTTGAAAGCGTATTTTGTGAAGTTCCTGCTAAAAGTATTCTTTTAATAACCCTAACATCTAATAAATTATTTTCTTTATCTGATAAGCATTGCATTATGTCTTCAAGGCTTTTTGGGTTTAACCTGCCGCCCGATCTTATTCTTGGCGGGAGATATTGACCCAGAGTGCTTCTGGAAATTCTGCTATCAATTAATTTTGCAATTTGTCTAACAGACAATGCACCAAACTCATCAAGTTCTTTTACGTGGTCAAACACCACTAACTTACTTATTGAATGTGAATTATTTCTAAGCCAGATTGCTTGACTTATTAACCTGTGCCTATCTTGCAAATCCATTAGACATTTACCTCAAGGTAAACTTTTCCAGACTCGCTTGAAACACCTAAACGACCTTGAGACTTAAGAGCATCAAGCATTTCATCAAACTCGCGCTTACGCTTGTTTGCAAACCTTTTGTAAACTTCCTCGTATCTCATTCTGCCGCCCTTGGTAGCAATTACTGCTTCTACTTGGTCAACTTCTCTTTGCCACTCAGATGCAGAAATAGCGCCAGCCATTCGTACGAGGTTGCGGAACCACTCCTCTGAGTAGTGAATCGCAATAAGCATGTGCTTTAGTTCTACTTCGTCAGACTTGTCATACATTGCAAGCAAGATGGCGCACTTCCAGATAGACAAAGCTAATCTCTGACGGCTAGGTTCTATTGACTCTTCGTGGTCGTGACCGCTTGTGTACTCACCCATTTCCCACTTGAACCTGTTGAACCGCTCTAGTGCCTCGTCCGTCAGGCGCACAGGTCTAGGGAACGGAGCGCCCTTTTTTTGCCAATAAACATAAGAGTCATAAAGTGAACGGACTATCTTATCCATTTCATTATCACGCGAATGAGTTTCAATTTTATCAGCTTGACTGATTGCTTCACTCTCGTAAGTACGATTTGGAGCGTCTGCAATTACATAAATGAATCTTGCTAGAAAACCAGACCGAAAATATTCGGTGGTCAATACATCTGCAGTTTTGCTAGTAATTCCCATTAGATACATTAGGAAGTTAGTCTCAGCTCTTTCTGACTGCATGCCCTTACCAGGCGTTGAGCCACCTGTAGAGCGCACAATAACAGGAACATGACCGTCATAAAGCTCTGTGAAGCGCTCTGCTGCAGTAGCCATGTAGGTCTTATTAATAAAGTCTTTAAACATACCCTGCACCTCATCACGATGAAATAGCGAGGTTTGCTTATCCCTAACTGACAGTAGCTTTACTAAACCTTCTGCTGTAACGTCGGACCCAACGTCAATCTGATAGCCAGCAAACTTTTCATATTCTCGAACAATACGAAGCATGAGCTGGCGAGAGGTTGACTTACGGTTTCTTGTGGTTTCACCTAGAATCATAAACCAAAGATTCAAGCCCATTTTTCCGTATTTTGGAACAGCGTGACCAGTATCGGAAAAGCACGAAGACAAAATTGTAAACGCACCAGCAATTTGATACTCGACTGCAGCATCGGTTTTCTTTTGTGACCAATCAATATAGCGGTCAACAAAAGTTCTGTTAGTAGAAACGATCGCTCTCTCGTTTTCGGTTAGAAAATCAACTGGTTTCTGAGTTTTTGTGTCAACGTCATCAAGCGTGTAGGCGGCGGTCGGTTCAATGTTGAACAATTGACTTGCCCTTAGGACCTCTCTCCACAGGTCACCATCAGCGTCTAGGCGCTTTGGGCGAAGCGAGGAGTGATACTTATTACACTTGGCATGCTTTGCGATTACAAAAACTTCCTCAGAACTAAAGCCAAGGCGGAACATTTCCATTTCTAGCTTCCAGAGCCTTCTGGACCAGTCTGCATTTACTGGCGGCTCTTCAAGATACAAATTTGCAATCTCAGAGTTTGCTGAAACCCTAGATAAAATGCTCATGACATCAAGAGATTGAATTGGCATTGGTTCAAGGCTTGTTTCAATAATTGCTTCAATTTTAGTAGAGCCATAAACTTGCTCAATTTCGTCAAGAGTATAAATTTCTCCAGAGGTGCTGCCGATTACTGGGTGAGACTCACCTTCGTATTTTCCATTACGTGTTCCAGGAACGCGAAGTAACTTAGTTGGGTTCCACCCAGACAGGTCGCAAGCGTCATTCTTGTGAGCATAAGCAACTTTTTTTGACATAGTTGCGATTGTGTGTGGCTCGTGTGGCTTTTCAAGCATCCAGTAGCAGTGCCAGCGGTCTGGTGATGTCTGCACAGAAATAGAAGGTCTAATTAAAAACTTTTCTGGTGGGCAAGCGTCTGCATCAGCGTAAACTACCGAAACTTCTTTAGCGTTCTCGCGGATTCTTCTTTGCTCGTGGAACAAAATTGGCGAAAAGTAAACATCCTCTTCAATAAACCTTGCCACGTAATCAACCATTAAGTCAAGCTCTTCTGGGTATGCAAAAAACTTTTGAACAGTCGGATTTTTTCGGGCATCCACAGTCACTATGGTTGCGTAGCCAGCGCCTTCTCCAAAGACTGACTCAAAAAATACTCTCGAATCCATTACCTATTACCTTTCTTCTTCTCCATTTTTGTACCACCGATAAGAATCGAACTTATCATCACAGTAAAAGGAGAAGAAGCCTGTGATACACCAGTTGTGGCTTGTGAGCAGTTTACTTAGACTTACTCAGGTCGTTATCCGTTAGGCTATGCCCAAGCGGATTCTGTCGGGGTTGCGCCCATTGAGGTAAGAAGGTCTGCTCCCGACTTAGCAGTTCCCTTCTCAAAACCGGAAACGTTGTTATCTGCAGCATAGTCACCTTGTGCTTCACGAATAACTACTCTTGCGACAACAGGCTTACCTAGAACCTCGTTGGTCTCCGGAACATTAAAGTCACCCTTTACAGAGTAACCAATTGACTCAAAGAAGCTTTGTGTCTTCCAAAAGTCTCCAGCTACGTATAGCGGGATAAGAACAAACAGACGACGGTTTTCAAATTCGCCTTCTGCAATCTTTAGCTGAACTTTCCAGCGAGGCTTCCCTGCGTTCTGACCAGACTTTACAGTCTCGGCAACAACGTCAAAGATAGTTGTTTCGTACTTACCAGCAGGAACTGGCTCGTAGCTTGTGTTACTGCTTTGTGGCAGGTTATCTGGAACTGAGATTTTCATTTTACTTTTCTCCTAGTTTGTTAATTGTATCTATTATCTTCTTCATGCTTGGCTCGTAAAGCTTTGGCGGTAAGCCGAAGCGGTTTCCCGAGACTAAGCGGTCTGATGACTGAAGGTAAAGGACTCTCCTGATACCTTCTTCACTCTTCTCAGCAGTCATGTATCCAATAATGTCTGGGATAGCTGGAAGAGTGTTTTTAGCCGAACCTGGAAGCATAGGAAGAATCTTTATAGCTCCCGTCTGTTCGTCTTTCTCATCTTGAGCGTGAGCAATCAAGATGGTCAAGAATGGGCCAGCGTGTAACTTGCGAACAGTCTGAGTAATCCATTCCTTCAAGTCACCCCACTTACCAAAACGGTTGTTCTTGTTCTCTGGCTTTTCGGCAAAGAACTTTTCAGCTCGATCCATTGCAACGCCTAGCGTGTCAAGGATTACAGTCTTGTACTTGTGCTTACTTGAAACTAACGAGTCAATCACAGACTCTAGCTGGTCGTGTGTTTCAACATTGATTACATCAACGTCTTTCCAGTCGCGAGCGATTGCGGATGCCCCACCTTCGATATCGATTAGCAAGACCGGGCTAAGAGCTGCAACTTCACTTGCTGATGCCGCTAGCCAAGTCTTACCGTTCTTTGGGTCACCGTAAATCAGAATTGACTTAGGTGCATTTAACTGCTCTGCCTTTTTAACAAACTGTTGAAACGGCAGTGCTGGAAGCTCTGGATTTACCACAACTTCTCCTTTCTATTGTGTGTTAGAGATACTATCATACTGCTGGGTCTGTCACTTTACACTTGAAACATTCTGGGTGTCTGTCAAATTGTTCTGGGGTTGGGTCTGCTTGCAAACCTTGCCAAATTGACTCTAGGCGCTTCCAGGTGCTTACCGCATACTCTTCCGAGTATTCGAAGGTGTAGGGCCAAACATCATTGTCTGTAGTCCCATCCCTATTTACAAACACCATTGAACAAGCGTCAATCTCTATGCCGGAATTGTTTAGACCCCATGCATAAATCTGTAGCTGTGTGTAGTATTTCTGAATTGTGTAAATTACTTGCGGGTCAGCCTTGTCTTCAAATAGCACTTTCTGCATCTTCTTAGTTTTGTCCCTTGTGCTGGTTTTCCAGTCAATCAAGTGCTTGTCTCTGATAAGCGCCAAGTCCGGCTTACTGCTTATTGTGCCATAGCCTTCTAGTTCGCCCAGATAAATTTTCTTTTCAACCTCTGCGCCATCAAGCTCTGGAATCTCAGTGAGGTCTGCTTTGGTAATTGCCTCCTCTAGTAGGGAATGCACAGCTGTGCCGATTTTAGCTCCGAGCCAATACTTTGCCTGACCTTCTTTTTCCCCAAGTAGCTTCTTAGCCAAGTGGTATGAGCATGGATCTGAAAAGTCGGAAGCACCGATTTTCTTTTGAGCATCACGCTCCGATTGCTGCTTTAGCAACGAAAGCGAAATTTCCTGAATCCTATTGTTTGTAATCATTTTTTCTCCTTTAATAAAACAATACTACTGATTTATATTCTTGTCAACTGGCCGCAGTTTTTGCACTTGTATTCCCATGAAGGGCTCAAAATAGCTTTTCACTCTCTTGGGTAGAGGTTTCTTTTATTCTTTCGGCAACCTTGGACTCAGCATGCTTTAGTCTGCCTTCAATAATTGGTAGGTATTCGTCTGTCATTTCTATGCCAATGAAGTCAAAGCCCTCAAGTATTGCTGCCTTGCCTGTTGATCCTGAGCCCGTAAAAGGGTCAAGCACTGTGCCGTTAGGTGGTGTTACTAGCTTGACTAGGTATTGCATTAGTGTTGTTGGCTTT